ATTAAATACTGTCTTCTCAGTTGGTCTTGCAATCTCTCTCCTTGCTGGTGCGATACCACAAAAGAAACCAAAAGCAAAAACCCCTAAGGTCAAACCTAAAGTTAAGACTAAGGTTGACACAAAACTGAAGAGGATGGGTCTGGATGATGACCAGATCAAAGCATACAATAAGGCGAGAGAGGCTGGTGCTGGTGCTTCTGATGCATTAAAGCAAGCGAGAAAAGTAAAACCAAAACCCAAACCAAAAGGTTTCTTTGGTAGAATTGGAGCGGGTTTTCAAGCAGCAGGTGAAGGTCTTACTAAATTCGGACAAGGTGCTGTTGATTTAGGTGTCGGTGGTCTCAAGGCAATCGGTGGTGGTCTTAATAAAATTTCCGGTGGTAACTTAGGTAAACTGGGAGACTTTCTTGGAGAGCAATATCAAAATGTTTCTAAGGGTGCAAGAGCAGCGTTTGATAGAGTTGCTGGTTTAGGTAATTCACTCAAATCAAAGTTTGGATCTGCCATGGAGAGTGTGAAAGGTGCCATAGGAAACATGGCGGAGTCTGCCAAAAAGGCAGTTATGCAAAAAATTGTTGAACCACTTAAACCATTTCTTGATCCAATTATAGATAAGGCAAAAAAGATTGGTGACAAAGTTATTGGAATATTGAAAAAGATACCTGGATTTGAGAACATACTTCAGGTCCTCAAGAAAAAAGGTATTAATGGTTTAGGTGATGCTGCAGGTATCCTTAAAAAAGCAGGATCAAAAGCACTTCCTATAGTTGGTGGTATTTTCAATTTACTTTTTGCCTATGATAGACTTGCGGGTGGAGATACTTTTGGTGCATTATTAGAATTACTCTCTGCTGGTCTTGACATCTCAGGACTGTTTGGTTTTGCTCCTGGTCCTGGCATATCCATGGGTATTGATGCATACATGTTTGCGAGAGATTTTGTCCCTCTTATTCAGGAAGGTGAGGAGAAAGCAATCAACGCTATAGGACTTGGTGGTTTTAAATCTGAGATTGACAAACTCGCATCAAAACTGCCTGACCTTGGCACTATTGTTAAGATGTTTGGTGGAGAACAAGTTGAGCAAAAGTCTGCTGCAGAGATTGCATCAACAACAGGAGACACTTCTGCTGCAGAGATTGCATCAACAACAGGAGACACTTCTGCTGCTGATGGCACTACACCTGCACCTGCTGCATCAGATACGCCCGCGTCAACACCCAGCGTAAATATAAGCACCGTATCAGGTGATTCTAGAGAGGATAGCGCAGGTACAAAAATTTCTGGTGACCTTGGTAGATTCTTATATAAAGAATTAAATTCTCCAAGAGATTTCCAAGCAGTTACTGAGCACCCAGATTTTGGTGGATCATTTAGAAGATCCTATAATTCATATCATAATTATGATCGTGCTATTGATATTGGAGCATATCCTCATGAGCAACCAAAAATTCTACAGGCAATAAGTAAATTCAACCAGTTAAATGGAGTTAGTCCTGTTGAATTAATTCATGCTGGAAATGATCCATCTGGTGGTCACGATGATCACGTTCATATAGCATATGAGGGAGGTGGATACGTAGGTGGTAAGTATAACATGAGATCACTTGAAAGACGTGCATCATATGAGGGTGGTGAGCAAATGATTGACATTCCTATTCCTATGCCTCAGCAACCAACCACCGTCCCTCAACCAGAACTTGTGCCAGTTGGATCTGGATCGTTCTCTGCAGACTTTAAAGATGACTTTGAATTCCTTGAGTTCCAGGGTTAAATAGTGTAGAGGTAATAGAAAATGACAGCAAACGTAGGAAAGGCAGCAGAAGCAGGGTTTATAAAAGAGATTTCTATCTCTTCAAACGAAGGAGGCAAGGCAGTTAGTCTCCAGGGAGGATTTTTTGAACTAAAATATTATGAAAGTATCATGTCCAATACTGTCAAAGCAACTTTAATCTATACTGATTCTGGTGATACAATCAATGGTAAGACTGCTAGATCAGGTCTACCTATCGTAACGGAAGAGATGGTTACACTTAAGTTTGAGGACAATAATAAAAATATTCTTGAGTTTAGTGAGAAGAAAAATAATGAATTGTATGTAAAGAAAGTAACGCCTTTATTAGAGGATACTAGAAGTGAGACAATCGGATTGACTCTTGTGTCAGCAGAAGACTTAACAAATACAAAAGTCAATCTGAAGAATAGATTTGATGGTAAGATATCTGATTCAGTTAATCGTATTTTGACTGAAGGAAACTTTAAAGGTCTTGGCACCAAAAAGAAAGTTGATATTGAAGCAACAACCAACTCTCTTAACAAAATTCCTAACAATAAGCACCCATTTTACTGGTTGAATAAGTTCTCATCTCAGGCAGTATCTGAGACCACACAGAAACTGGGTGAGAGTGCGGGATACTTTTTCTATGAAACTTCCGAAGGATTTTTCTTTAAATCAATCGACACACTTTTAGATCAAAAACCTAAGAAGTCTTTTATCTATAATGAAACTCCTGACTCAAGAGGGACTGATGTGCCAGAGTCCTATGATGGTAAGGCACTTGATATGCAGAGTGATAACAGGATTGACGCTGTGCAGAAAAGCAAGATGGGAACAACCAGTAATAGAATTGTAACCTTTGATCCTTTTACCACTTACTACGAGGTTTCAAAATTCCAGTCAGAACAATTTGGATCTGGATATAAAAAAGCAGGTAAAAAACTTCCTAAACTGAACGATAAATTTAGAAACCCAGATGTAAATGAGGATTACTCAAGGACCACTTACTTTGTCCTAGATACTGGTACTCTGCCTACAGGAAATAGCACACAAGATCAAATTAAAAAGTCTGCAGATCAAAACTTTGAAGTTGCTAAAATCGCAAACCAGTCTAGTATGAGATATAATTTGTTGTTCTCTCAGCAAATTACACTGACAATTCCTGCTGATCTATCACTCCATGCGGGTGATGCCATCTTTGTTGATACACCTGAAATTAAAGACAACAAAAATGATACGGTTGACCGTCAACAAGGTGGACTATATATTATATCAGACCTTTGTCATTATATCGCTTCAAATAAATCTCTAACCAAAATGAATCTCGTCAGAGAATCGTTCGGTAGAAAACCAAAATCAAGTAACTAAACATGGAAAGTATAGAGAAGCACATCGAGAAGGACAAAGAAATCCTTCAGGATCCAACAACTAATCCACAAATGCGTCGTCATATTGAAGGTGAACTGCATGACTTAGAGGAATATGTAGAGCACCACAAGAAAGAAATTGAAGAGGGAGATCATCACGATCCAAGCTACCTTGAATTATTCTGCGATCAAAATCCCTCTGAACCAGAATGCTTGGTGTATGACGACTGATGGAAGGAGGGTCATTATTTAATCCAGGATTTTTAGGTTCCAGTTTTCTCTGGTGGGTAGGTCAGATTGCTGACGATGCCACCTGGAGGGATAACATCCTGCCTGGACCTCATAAAGACACTAAAAAACCTGATGGTTGGGGGAGAAGATACAAGGTAAGAATCATCGGTCTTCATGATCAAGGTGAAGAAGAGATTGATTCCAACGATCTGCCCTGGGCACAAATAATGTACCCTGTGACTGGTGGAGGTGGACAAACCTCTGCCACTCATACATCAAACCTGAGACAAGGTATGATGGTATTTGGATTCTTCCTTGATGGGCAAGAACAACAAATACCAGTTATTATGGGTGTGCTTGGACATAATGTTCAGGTTCCACTATCTGCAAAGATTGGTGATAATAGAGTTACCAATAATACACCTGGTCCTCTTGCGACTAGTGGATATGCAGAGGGTAGAAATCCACCCCCCAATACACCCGCCGAAGGTGGTCCTAATCCAGTTGTCCCTGATGATGATCTCAAGGTCACTAAACCTAAGTCAGAGGCACAGCAACAGGAAGAAGCAGAACCATCTCCTGGTGCTCAACTTAATAAGTATGGACTAGATCCCAGCAAATCTCTAACAAATCAGCAATTTGCTGATATGCGGAGCGCGGTTGCTGAAGCAGAGGCGCTTGGATATGAAAAGGGTAGTCCAGAGTATGAGGATCTCAAACAGAAAAGAGTTGCTGAGGGTATCCGTAATCGTAAGAAAGCAGCGAACTCTCCTGCTGCACCA